TGTCACCCCAAGCCGGTGCTCTGTCACAGCAACAGCAGTTCGCCGCGTAACCCTCAAGAATAAGGAGAAGCTTATGCCCCAAGGCAAAGGCACTTACGGCTCTAAGAAGGGCCGTCCCCCAAAGAAGTGAAACTAAAGATAACAAGGAGAGCACCTTAAATGATTACAACAGCATTTAACTTTGCGGACATGCTAAAACGCATCGACTGGGTTCGCACGTCTTCTTTGTCGAGCCCCGACAAGCTTGCGATCTACACAGAGATGGAAGCGGCGTTGCCACCAGATCAATTCTGCGGATCATCGCAGCAATCTCTAAGGATCGTTAAGCAGGAGCTAGCCAATGGTCGCACCAAAGAAACCCCGAGCCAAGGCGGCAAAAGACGACCTAAAGTATCCAAAGAAAAGCACTCCGAAGCAAAACCACTACTTTAGCAACTTGATGAAAACGCCCGAGGGCCGCGCTTTACGAAAGCAGTGGTCAAGCAAGACTAAGACGAAACGGGCAGGCAGGCCAGTCGGTGTAGTCGATGGTTATACAGCAGAGCAGCTTGTGCCGATCAGAGAAAAGGCCAGAGCAGAAGCAGACAAGGTGGTCGAAATCATGAGCCAACAATTCGACATAAACGATGAGTACAGCAAGGAAGCCCTCCGCGCTGCTGTGTCAATCATGCGTGAACCGGCGCAGAACCGCGACAAGCTTACGGCTGCACGGCTGGTCTTAGACTTCACCAGGTCAAAGCCTGCTGCGTCTGTCGAGGTCACTGTGGGCAAGGCTGAAAGCTTCTTGTCATCCCTGCTCATTGAACACGACGGGCCACAGGATGACGAGCAGCTTAAGGTCGAAGTAGAAGAGAGCACAGATGACAGCATTAGACCCCAAATTGGTAGCAGTGAGAAAACGCCTGCTAAATGACTTTAGCTTCTATGCGCCCAGCGCCCTTAAGATCCGAACCAAGGCGGGTGAGATTGCACCGCTTAAACTGAACAACGCCCAGACCATACTCAACGATGCTGTCGAGGCACAGCTAGCCAGCGAGGGCAAAGTCAGGATCATCATCCTCAAAGCTCGTCAGCAAGGGTTGTCAACGTATACTGGTGGCTATCTCTACTTCAGCGTCTCCCAACGTAACGCCAGTAAAGCAATGGTCATCACGCACCACAGCGACTCGACCCGAGCCCTCTTTGATATGACCAAGAGATACCACGAGAACTGTCCTGAAATATTGAAGCCTCACACCAAGTACTCGTCACGCCGCGAACTAAGCTTCGACGTGCTCGACAGTAGCTTTGTGGTCGCGACAGCAGGCGGTGAGAGTATTGGTAGGGGCGAGACTCTGACCCATGTCCACGCATCTGAGCTTGCCTTCTGGCAGAAGTCCACGGCCCTTGAAAACTGGAATGGACTGACGCAAGCCGTGCCCAACACTAACGGCACGGCTATCTTTGTCGAGAGCACAGCGAATGGTATCAGCGGTGTATTCTATGACCTTTGGGAAGGGGCCGTCGATGGTACCAACGGGTATGTCCCTGTCTTCATTCCTTGGTTTACCGACCCCGATTATCGTGAGCCAGTCCCCGACAACTTCGAGCGGACCCCCGACGAGGAAGACCTCGCTGACGAGTATGACCTCGATGACGAGCAGCTTATGTTTCGTCGCCGCAAGGTCGCGCAGAACGGCCTCGATCTTTGGAATCAAGAGTATCCGAGTTACCCAGATCAAGCGTTCCTGACAACTGGTCGCCCTGTGTTTAACCCTGACAAGCTCCTGTCTCGGCTGTCTGAGACCGAAGAGCTTAAGCAACGGCTTGCCCTTGAGGGCGACGAGTGGCTGGACAACGCCCGAGGTGAACTATCGATCTACCGGCCACACGTTGACGGCGAACAGTATGTCATAGGTGCTGACGTATCTATGGGCGTGAGAGGCGGTGACTATAGCTGCGCTCAGGTCCTCGACAGTAAGAAACGTCAGGTCGCTGTGTGGCGAAGTCATGTACATCCCGACTACTTTGCGACCGTGCTTTATGCGCTGGGCGAGTACTACAATGAAGCCTTGATAATCGTTGAGAACAACTCCCACGGTATTCTGACGTGTACGCGCCTCGGCAAAGACATGGCGTATCCTAACTTCTACACAGAGGTCCAAGTCGATAAGCTGACCGACCGCGAGACGGTGAAGCTTGGGTTTACCACGACCTCCAAGACCAAGCCTTTGATCATCGATCAACTTAGGGCCGCGCACCGCGACGATGATATTGAGCTTAACTGCAAGGTCACGATACGCGAGATGCTCACGTACATTGTGACCGAAAGCGGCGCGATGGAGGCCGAGTCTGGCTGCTTCGATGATTGCGTAATGGCCCTTGCCTTAGCTAACCACATCCACGAAGGCGCTTGGGAGCCTATAGAATCTACCGACGATCACTACATAGAAATGGTATAGCCGAATGAAAACGAAAGATTATAAGAAGTTGGACGACGAGGGCATTGTAAAGATCCTTGATGCCAACATCCGCAGATCCGTCGGCTACTACGACAGCCAGATCAGCCGTGAGCGTAAGAAAGCGGTCGATTACTATAACGCCACGCTCCCCAAGAAAGCCCACGACGGCAACTCTTCATATGTCTCAATGGATGTCTATGACAGCGTTGAGTCGATGAAAGCTGCGCTGCTCGAGACATTCGCCAGCGGTAACAAGACTGTGCGCTTTGCGCCCCAAAACGCCGATGACGTTAAGATGGCGGAGGTTTGCACTGAATACACCGACTACGTGGCTCACCGGCAGAACGACCTCTACTCTGTGATGAGCACAGCAATCCACGACGGCCTCATTGCCCGCTGCGGCATTGTCCGCGTCTACTGGAAAGAACAGACAGAGAGCCACCTAGAGTATGTCGAGGACCTCACAGAAGACGAGCTTGATGCTGTTCTGGCTCAAGACAACACCGAGATTGAAGAGATTGAAGAAAGCCTTGGATTTTACAGTGGCGACATTCGCGTGACGCAAGACACCTCTCAGGTTGTTATTGAGAACGTCGCCCCCGAGGAGTTTCTCATTGAGCCGCAAGCACGTGATCTTGATGACGTTTTGTTCTGTGCTCACAGATCAACTAAGACCATCTCAGAGCTTCGGCAGATGGGCTACGACGAGGAACTGATCGACAAGATCGGAGACCACGAAGACACCGAGATGGAGACTGACCCAGAGGTCTTAGCGCGGCACGAAGAGATAGGCAGCGACCGAGGTTTCAACGCCGCTGGCTACCAAGACCAAGTGCGCTCTGTCACTTGCTACGAGTGCTTCACGATGCTTGATGTCGAGGCCACCGGCGAGGCAGAGCTTTACCGCTTGGTCAAAGCTGGCAATGTCTTGCTTGAGCAGGAGCGAGTGAACCGCAAGCCCTTCGTTTGCTTTACCCCGCTGCCGATCCCGCACAGCTTCTGGGGCAACAACTTTGCCTCTAAAGTAGTGCCCATCCAGAACGCCCGCACCGTGCTCACGAGGTCTATCCTTGACCATGCGATGATCACTAATAACCCGAGATACGTGGTCACTAAGGGCGGCGTAACTAATCCTCGCGAGATAATCGAGGGCCGCGTGGGCGGTATCATCAACGTGACCAGACCCGATGCCATTGTGCCCATGCAGCAGGCTCCCTTGAACCCGTTTATCTTCAACACCATTCAGATGCTGGACGAGGACAAAGAGGACACCACGGGAGTTAGCAGGCTGTCACAGGGCACCAATAAAGACGCCGTTAGCAAGCAAAACTCAGCCGCTATGGTCGAGCAACTGGCTACGATGTCCCAGCAGCGTCAGAAGATCATCGCCCGTAACTTCGCAAACAACTTCCTGCGGCCCTTGTATCAGATTGTTTACAAGCTGTGCGTCGAAAATGAGACCGACCAGAAAATCGTGGAACTAGCCGGTGACTACGTGCAGATCAGCCCCGCTCAGTGGGCATCCAAGCGCGATGTCACTGTCGAAATGCACTTGGGATATGGTGAGCAGGAGCAAGAGGCGCAGAAGTATCTTGCGTTGCACGGCCTGATGTCGCAAGATCCTAACCTTTCGGCCATGTATCAAGCGCCAAACCAATACAAGCTGATGTCACATGTGATGGAGAACAGCGGCATCAAGAACGTCCAAGACTATCTGACGCCGCCTGAGCAACTGCCGCCACCACAGCCTGATCCAGCGCAGCAGATGGCAATGCAAATGCAGCAACAGCAGATGCAGATCCAAGAGCGTCAGACCGCTTTGGCCGAAGCCAAGCAGCAGATGGACGCGCAGATGGCACAAATGAAACTTGAGCTAGACCGGATGAAAGCACAGCAATCGTTTGCCATGCAGTCTGACGATTTGGACCTCAAAGAGTCTCAGCTAGACCACAAAGTAATGGTGGACACAGCAGAGCTTGAGATTGCGAAGACAGCAACTGATGTCCGAGCGATAGCCTCGCCAACAGGCTAAGGCACT